TGATTTTACGTCCCATGATTCCTCCATCTCCAAAGGGCCGATTTCCTCCGTTATATGTTTTTCTCCGTTCAATAATCGTTCATTCCTAAAGTCTTGCGCTGCTTCATACTCTTTTACCTTAGACCAGTCCTGATGCAGGAGTCCTTTATTAGGAAGAAACAAATTGCCCGTACGTGCCAGTAGCTCGATGCCTTTCATTGTGCTACACCTCCTTTCCAGCATCACGTAATTTGTTTTCTTCTAATGCATGAATATGCAGATGTTTGATAATAGATACTTTCAGGTTTCTAAGTGCAACACGGAGTTCTGCCACTTCATAAGTAAGTGACCCCTCTGTTACTGCCAATACGTCTCTATCACTTACACTTTCAGGTATATTGGTCATTTTACGTATCTCCGCAGCAATCTTTTCCAACTCCTTTTGTCTTACTTTATTCCTTTCCATAACATTATACCCTCGCCTGTATTAAACCCTGTGAGTGCTTAATACGGTCCTTCTATAAGGTTTTATTTATTCCTCCAGTCCCATTTCTTCCATGATCATTTCCCGTAGTTCGTCTTCATCATCCGCATCATCAGGATCAACCTCAAGATTATTTTTCTTGATGAACCTTTTCAGTTTAGTAGTATTCATATCTTCCAACTTATCGATGAGCTCTTCTTTCTCTTCATCGGAGAGTTCATTGTCGTCATCGTCATCGTCATCATCTCCAGGTTCATTAGAACGTTCTTCGATTGCTTCTTTGATGGCTTCTACGGCATCATCCAGGTCCATGCGTTTTTTGATCTTAACATCTAATTCATAGTTTTCTATAAATTCTTTGAGATCTTCTTTCACATCGTCCAGATCATCTTCACCATCAACAATCTCATCCAGCTCTTCGAGAATATCAGAGGAGGAATCGTCTGGTTTCGATGATTCCTTTTTCTTGCTCCCTTTATCATCACCACCTGCATATGCCTCAGCCACCTCATCATATTCAGGAATGTGGACTATTTCATCGAGGGTGAAAGCATCATCGAATAGAGCATCATCAATCTCATAATCCCTATCATCAAAGGCAAAACCAATAGCGGATGGATAGTCGTTTTTGCTTTTGGCCGGCTCCGTGGTCCAATTAATGCATTTGCCTTTCTTGGGATGTACAAAATTAATAGTCTTATCTCTTTTACCATGACGGCCTTTTTTCTTGCTAATGGCCATGACGTGTTTTTCAAAATAGTGCCAACTGACGTCGAAGACCTGTATACCCTTTTCTTCTTCACCCTTATCATATAGGATAATATTGTATAAGTTCCTACGTTTGGGAAATAGTGCTTTCCAAACTTTTTCGTCAGCTCCCTTTTCCCTCAGTCTCTGCCGATGCTCACAGATAGGGCATTTCTTGTTGAACATTTCTGCCAAACACAAATACATCATGTTATTAGGGCCAACGTTTGGATGTGCCCAATATTCATACGTATAAGTGGGATCGCCTTCATCAACGAGAGGATCATATTTGCCGGCAGTGTAAGGGATCACGTCGGCAGAGTGATCGCCATCTTTTAGGCGCACCATAGGCACCGATTCATCTGCAATAATGTTTTTAATACGACCTTGGGTTCTGTCTTGTCCGGTTTTAATCCTCTTTTCAAGAGCATCGCCCATGCTTTTTCTCTTGTCTCTTCTGCTTTTCATCGATTTGTTTCCTTTCTTTTTCTTTGCCATTTTTATTTCCTCCTTTTTTTCATTGGATAAAATTGTGCCATGATTTTGGCATCGCCCTCACATTATTCATCTTTATTCTTTTCATTTTTCTGGTCCTTTGATAACTTTATAGTCAGTCGATTAAACTCTTCGTGAAATGATCTGGCAAATCCAGCACCAGCCAATCTTGCTGCAATGTATACAGCAACGCATCCAGCAACTGTTATACCGCCAATCTTAAGAGCCGATAATAATGCATGAATAAATGTTTCCACTATTTTCCTCTTTTTAAATCTTTTAGGATATCTTTCTTTGTACGTCTGGTCATAATTTCTTTATGTTCAACATCTATACGTGGTTCTATAAAATGTAACTGTAAATTTAAATCGACAAGTTTTTCCAACATCTTCTTACGATGATTAAATGCAATTTGAGCATTCTTAAGAATTCTTTCGTCATGACATGCATTTCTGTATAGGCGAGTGAGACGGAGAACTCGCGCATCTTTTGTGACTGCAAGTTTAATAGCACCTTCTGTTGCCTTGCCGTCTGGTATGTCGTACTCATCAGGATTCTTGCGTACTTCCAAATCCACTTCGGCCCTTAACAATTCCAACTTATCACGGATCCGTTCTTTTTCAGTGGTTGCTTCCGCTGCTTTGTTTGCCCATTCCATAAATAATTGGGGTTGTTCTAATAGTTCTGTATCCAGAGCAAACTTATCAATTCTAACAGCTCTGTACCCTATTTTGTCGCGTTTCTTTTTCATATTATTATTATACCTTATTTTAAGGCTTTATATAGATTAGCAAAACTCTTGATAGCTGCCGTGATATAGTGTTTATTGTCAGGATTATGCAAAACAAATGATGGATGTACTGACCAGACTATCCAGCAACCATGGCTTTCATCCCATGTAATAGACCCACTTATACCTACGATGCCGCTCTTCTTTCCGGTAAAGAATTCTTGTGATGTGTTTCCAAATGCTAAGATAATAATAGGGTTTACCTCCTTGATTTCTCGCCTGATAAATTTTGAGCACACCTTAATCTGTTCGCTGTTTGGTTTTCTACTTATACTTGGATAACACTTGTTGATATTTGTGATATGGAACATCGCCCTTCTCAATTTATATTGTTTTAATTCTGTCCATATCATATTGCCTGATCGGCCTATAAAACCTTTGCCTTTACGATCTTCATCTGGCCCAGGAGCTTCACCAGTGATAATAACATTTATTCTTCCTGGACTTGGATGAACAGGAGCCGATGCTTGATCGCGTAGCTCACAATCGTGGCATCTTGATAAGTTATTATGACCTTCGAATGCAATATTATTAATTAATCGTTTGCGTGGCTTATATTTTGTTATGGCTGCCAGATCACCATGTACTATACGTTCCATGCGGTCAAGACGTATAGAACCAAATATCTTTGATAACTGCGGATAAGCGTTTTTAGCAGATGTAACAATACGGAATTCAAACAGGTCTTTAACGCTTTGGCTGATGTTGGTTTGTTGGACAGTAACGTCGTAAGCACCGATACTTTTTAATAGCTTGCCCATTTGTCCCTTGTGTTGCTGAACAGTAGGCGTTTCTTTTTTATTAAAGAACTTTGTGATCCCATTTTTATTATTGGATTGGGCTGCTGTTATTGCTTTCTTTTCTCCAAGCCCTTTTACTTCTATGAATGGAACAAATAATTGTCGTCCTCTTGCGCGCCAGACAAAGGGATCACTAATGCCGACTTTTGGCAATACTAATACAAGTCCTAAACGATATGCCTCTTCTACTAATTCAGCTTTCTTTTTTTGAGCACCATGGGTAAGGCTTGCGCAAATAAATTCTGTTGGGTAGTACTGTTTTAACCATCCGCACCAATAACCAAGGATAGCATATTCTACGGAATGTGACTTATTAAAACCATAACGTGCCCATTCTTGCAATCCTTCCCAGAATTCATCCGCTTCCGTGCGGTTAAATATCTTTTCTTTGATGCAACCTTTAATAAAAGTCTTACGATACTGTTCGAATTCTTTTGGGTCTCTTTTCTTTCCAATAATCTTTCTAATTTTATCTGCTGTACTATAAGGAAGTCCAGCCACCTTGCTGATAATAGACATGACTTGTTCTTGATATACCAATAGACCATAAGTTTCTTTTGTTAATTCTTCATATACTTCATGCCTTCTATTCCATTCCTTTCCATTTTTCCTCTTAATATATTCTTCTGTCATGCCAGAAGCCGATGGGCCTGGACGTACGAGAGCAAGGCTTGCAGTAACATGGGAAAATGTTAGTTTTCCCATTTCTGTTAGTAAACTTGTCATGGCCCAAGTATTCATTTGAAATAGACCAACAGTATGCCCATCACTTATATTTTTAAAAACTTTTTCATCGTCTAAAGGTATTGTTGTAAGATCAATATCTTTATTATAGTTATCTTTGATAAGTTTTTTTGTTTCGCTTAGAATGGATAAGAGTTTTAACCCAAGGGCATCGATCTTTAATAGGCCAACATATTCAGTATCTTCTTTCTCCCAGTTGACAAGTGTTACGCCGTCACGTTCTAATAAATTGCATCTTCCTGTTTGGCCTATAGGGGAACGGCTCACAACGATTGCTGCAGCATGTTGGCTGTAACCACGTACCTGCCCTTCGAGCCTTTTTGCATATTTTATTACATGCGGATATTCATTGGCAAACTCTTGCCCTTCAGGATATTCATCGATAACATCTTGAATAGCATCATCGGTGTCTGTTTCATCTATTAGTTTAGCGAACCTATCAACTTCTCCATCTGGTACTTCGAAAACACGAGCAACGTCACGTACTACCGATCTTCCTTTTAACCTATTAAAACTGCTTACGCCAGCAATATTATTTTCACCATACATTTCCTCAAGATGCTGTCTAACAAGATGCCTCTTAGTATGTTCAAAATCAATATCAATATCTGGCAAGTCTATACGATCTTCGCTAATGAAACGGCTGAACAGTAATCCATGTTCAATAGGGTCGACCGATGTGATGCCCATTAGATAAGCTATTAGTGATCCTCCAACTGATCCTCTTCCTGGACCAACAAGAATATTATTCTCCTTGCACCAAGCGATTAGTTCCCAGACTATTAGAAAGTAGCGGACAAATTTTTTCTTGATAATAAGATTTAGTTCTTCTTTAAATCTGCTGATGTACTGAGGAGCACTGTTCATGTCCTTACCGAATATCTTTTTAAAGTTATCATGGCATAGGTTAATCATAAATGCTGGTTCAGCCGTGAGATGAATGCCACGACCCTTAACACGAGGTAGCTTGACGGGCATTTGTTTGATTGTAAATCCAGAACACTTCTCAGCCAGTTCTATTGTATTATCAAGACTTTCGTCCACAAGTTTAGGTTTTAATTCTCCCTGTTTTCTGTAGGCTCTTCTCATATCCCGCTCTGAGCGAAGATATAAGCCTGTGAATGTAAAGCGAAAGCGTTTTGGGTCTTTCCACTTGGCTTTACTTTGAATGGCCAATAATACTTCTTGTGCCTTGGCATCGCCACGTTTAATATAATGGCAGTCGTTTGTGGAAATAAGTTTTCCTCCATACTTTTGTGCAAGTTTTATAACTTTTGCATTTGCATCTAATTGCTGAGGCATGTTATGGGGCATAATCTCAAAATATAGATCCGGGCCCAACCTATCATAAAGTTTTTTTAATAATATCAATCCAAACTTGCCAAATATAAATGTAGCAATGCATGCGGTGCTAACTACAAGACCTTCGCAGTTATTTAATAATTGGTCATGTAATATCCTTGGTCGATAATAAAAGTTTTCGAGATTGGCAGAAGTGAGAAGTTTGGTCAGGTTTTGAAAACCCGTTTCGTTCTTGATGAATAAACAAATATGCCTACGTTCCTTGCTATCATGGTCATCTGTCAAGTATGCTTCGCATCCAAGAACAGGCTTAATACCTGCTTTGTGGCAAGCACTTTGAAATTTGATAAGTCCGTCTATATTCCCATGGTCAGTTGATGCCAGATACTTTTGACCTAAAAATGCTGCACGTTCTGCATAGTCTTTGGCTGTACCCAATCCATCCAGTTGAGAATATTCGGTATGAACGTGTAGATTGCAAAACATAATATGTACCCCTATTAATTATACATTATTTTATAAAAGAGGATATTCCTTTTTTAGAACGTTGCTTTCCAAAGAATTCAACGAGGTCTTTTTCGCCATCCGTGATAAGTTTTACATTGGTACTGCCTTTTTCTAATTTCCCAAAAAAACCAGTAGATTTACCATTGGCCATATCTATATATTGCTGAGCAACACGTACGCGATCAAAATGCTGCAAAAGACGAAAGTTATTATGCTGTATAAAGTGTGCCTCATTTGGCTTTAACGAATTCGCATAATCAACTATATCGGCGAATTCTCGAGGCGTTGCATTATACGGAATCATGATATAGTTTTTATTCGGTGTGAATATAACTCCTTCACCTTTAGCATTATCAGCAACACCAAGATTCCTGGCGACTGGAATGCACCCTTGTAACATACCGTCCGTTGTAACACGATTGAAATGATCGCCATGTTTAGCGAACGATTTATTCCAGCTTGGGTCGATAAGACAGCGAACACTTTTTAAGATGCGGTCGCGTTTTGCCTCTATTATCCATCCAAGCCAATTCATACCATAATCCATTGCACGATTGAATATGCGTTCTGTTCCATCTTTGCCAATGTAATCGGGATCTTCTTTTTTTCTTGCAAAATATTCAGGCTTGCATTTATCTTTGCTTGTCATATAGGCATATTCAATCCCACCACCAGCAACATACTTCTTTAGGTGTGCTGGCATATAAGGAATTGCACGTATTAAGTCATCAACGTGCTTCCATCCTTTGAATGTTTGCAGGCTTAAGAATCCTGGAGTTCGTTGATTATATTTCTTCTTATATTTTTTGCTTGTGTCGTGTGGGCTGAATATAAGAGCGCGAGGCGTTGCAATGTTTTTAGCGATCCTGTAACCGCACACATGGTTACAACCAAACCCGTCAAAGTATTTCAACACGGCAGTGATATGCGGATAAGTGAATAGATGCCCATCACGAAAAACACTGACATTCTTATCGCAAGACCCATATAGGTGAAGCCAATGTGGGTTACCTTTATTTTCTACGTTCTTGCGAGGTACCGGCATTTCCCATAATATCATATCATACTTAGATAGTACGTCTGCCGATCGTTTTGCCAGCTCTTCATCCTTATATGATAAGTACCATTTCTTGTCTAATCGCCAGCCATTATACTGATGGAATATACCGAAAGCACCTTGTGTCCATCCATCCTTTCTTTTAAGACCGCTGATATCAGGGTTCTTAGTAGGTGCCTTTTTTGGTGTGAGAATGTAATAGTGAACAGTATGTCCTAATTCTCTAAATCCATGGGCACAGTTTTCAAGATGATTAACTATTCCACCAAGATTGTTTATCATATACATAGTTATTGCAATCTTCATAGGTAGTCTCCTATTGTTTTTTGTTTTTTGCCAGTGAGTATCTCTATTAATGCATCGTATACTCTGCTCTGTTTTTGCCCTTTATATATTATAGCATTGCTTTCTTCGTTAAACGTAGTGAAAGGTCTTCCGGGTTTTTTTGTCTGCCGAGCAAGTAAGATGCTTGCGCATATGTTTTGTCCTCTTCGAAATTTGAATTGGCCTTTTGTTACTATATCACCAATAGAATCTGGCACCTTAAAATCATAAAAGTCTTTGCATTCAGGAATCTCTGTGATCGGATCAAAACCTCTTTCAGTGGCAAAATTAATACCACGACTTATCTGCATAAGTTCCTTGAGATCATTAATGTTAAATCGTTCTGTTTCGAGAAAGAATGCTTGTGTATTGATAGGGTCGTAATCGTCGGTGATATACCCTGCCTCCAGGCATCGCTCGAATAGAGGTGTACCTTTATTTAATCTGAAATGACTTGCCCATATACGTCCTTTTACCTTGGCTATATCAAACATGGTTTGTAGCATAGAATGAATAGTTTCTTTAAATGGATATCCCAATATAATCTGTGCTGGAGGGTTCTTTTCTGGCCAATGTTTAATACCGATATTCCAGTATTTAGGAGTATTTTCTTTCTTCATATCTTTTAATACTTCAGGATTAGTGCTTTCAATAGGAAAAGTCATTTGTCGAAATCCGGCTTTCCACATGAGCTCACAGAGTTCCTTATCTGCTGTAGCATATACAGGGATTCCATGGCTAACATACAAACGGATCTTAGGCATTTTGTCGATAATGAATTTACAGATTGCCTTGAGATGTTCAATACCTTTTTTACCTGGGCATGGATTATCATCTTCTATTACGAATTTGTGGACTTTCCATTGTTTGTAGTAGTGTTCAATTTCCTTCTGAACCCTATGTACAGATTTATTCCGCCAAACGCGCCCTTGTATAAGGAATGATCCGCAGAATGAACATTTATGCGGACACCCACGACTGAATGTAACATAAAGCTCTCTCGTCTCGCGGTTGTCAAGGAGAAGTGCGCGGTTGGGAAAAGGTAGTGAATCCATGTCTTCAATAAATGAAGCCCTTGATTTAGAACCTTCTGTAGGTTTGATAATAGCCTCATGTCTTTCTCCTTTTAAAAATTGAAGGAACGGCTCTTCTCCTTCTCCAATACATACATAGTCAGCTTGTGAATATTTAGCAACATGCTCTGGAAACGCAGTAGCATGTGGGCCACCAAGCACCACGATAGATCTTGGGATAAAGTGTTTGATAAGTTCTATCAGTCTATATGCCCCTGTCCAATTACTACTCATTAATGAACTTACACCGATAATTTTATTATACGTACGATGGTTCATACGTAACCATTTTCTTATTTGCAAGTCTGTCCAGCCAAAACGGAAATAATTAGATTGGCCTGTTTTTAATTGCGTAGGCCTATTGGTCTTTCTTTTCTTTGGTGGATATGATAAGTCCAGGACACGCGATTCTATCCCATGCTTTTCAAGGTATGCGGCAATATATAATGGTCCAATAGGAAAAGGACTTCTTTTTACAAGATAGTTCTTCCCTTCGAATGGAGGGTATAATATAAGTACTGGCTTCATTGTGATCTCCTATCTGGTAAGGTCTATTCCTTCTTTGGCCCAGCGGTCTTCGTATTCGCTTGGTGAATATTTATATACAAGATTCCCTTCATTATCGAGCAATGAAGGCATTAGTTGTCCATGAAAATAGTTTCTTGGGTTTCCTGGTGATTTAATATTATTCCAGCATGTACGGGCAGCTTCGAGATAGGTAAATTTCCTTCTTTCAGAAGCTGTTTTGTTAGTAACAGAAACATGGTCTTGTGCTAATGTATGATCCAATAGATAAGTATCTTCATCTGGTAAGAATACTTTATCAAAGTGAAGTTTTAATATACGCCCTTTTTTGTGATATTCACGACGCGCCTCTTTTAGCCAATATGTGAGTTGATTAGTAGTCCAGTTTTCAAGTTCAGGATTGTCGGGATAATCATCAGGCATGCCGCAACACGAGCCAGACATATTTAATTCTTTGAAATCTGGATCGCTGATGCCCAATATTAAATCATGTTTGAGACAAAATTTATATATCTTTTTGACAAACTGTTCTTTGACTAATCTGTTCAATCGCATATATCCACCACGTTCACTTGGGCTGAGATCTTTGAAATAAGACATAATATCTTTAGTGCCGATAAGTTTCTGCAACCACCGATATCTTCTCATAAGTCCTTCATTTGAACGCATATCAAGAGCGAAGAACTCAAGGCTGACAGCACTGATACCTGCTTCCAGGCATCGCTCTAACAACTCATCGAGACTGTGATCTGTTATACCTATAATGAAAGGCCGTAAGCGTAGGATTGTGTAATATCCCATATCACTTAATAGTTTAATGGCCTTTATTCTCTTGCTTGGTACTGGAACACCTATTTCCACTTGACGCCCCAACTTATCATCGGCGGTAACGAGTGAAATTTGAAATGCAAAATTCTTATGTTTTGCACTCTTTTCAAACAATTTCATAAACTGAGGTCTGAATATACCGCTACCTTTGAAACTGAATAGCGTGGGATATTTAAGACGTGCCAAACCCTTGCATATTTCATAACCGATACCATTCGTCTTTTCGAAATTGCAAAAAGGATCAGCCAACCCTCCCCAATGTAATAGAAATCGTTTATGATAAAAGTGTTTATGGTAAATGCGTCCGCGACTTTCGACTGGGTTGCCAGATAAAGCACTGACAAGTTTCTTGGGATTAACCGAATGAAGTTTAGCATTGAAACTTGGATTGTTAGTCTTAAACATATAGGCAAAACAATATGTACAACCCAAGGAACAATGTGAAAAATGATCGAATGTACAAGGCATCGAACAGTCCATGAATTCACTGCTGACCCTTGGGCTTGCGTATGTTTGGGACTTGGCTGTCATTTTAAGCCCTTTATTGTCCCGAACAAACTTCATACTTTCTTCAAATATTTCATCTTGTTTTGCCATTACCGTCTCCTGATTTTCCTTTTGTTAATAATAAGTTTGTTGGTCTTTTCATTCCAGACAAATTCGCCAGATTCAAGTTTTTTAATAACTTCCATGAATAGATTGATATCATAGGTATTGTTATCAATGTAAGTGTTTACACGTATAAATTTGCCAAGACGTTCTATATCTTTAGAATGTGGGAACGTCATAAACAATGTTCGTTTTTTAAAGGTCGTTGCCCTCGGCTTTGGGCCCTTGTATACAGGAATCGGTTGTGGTTTCAGAAGAGCTTGTTCTATCTCTCTGATTTCCTTGTCCGTCTTCCCGTCTATCATCGCCATGAACTTCTCCATTACTTGTTCCTGGCGACTCTTCTTGCTCCCTATCATTTTTGTTATGTCCATCTCGTTCCCTTCTCTCTATAGCGTATTGACATTTTTCTCCATCTTCTTTTGAACAATAGGATCCACTGATATCTGAATTGCAAGCACAGAATGGGCCATCCTTACTTTCCGTTGGATAGAACTCACATGGTTCTCCAAAGAAAGACTCAGCTATACATTTTCTAATTTGGTAGTCTATTTCGTTGGATGCTCCCGTCATTGTTGACCAATAGGATTCAGGTTCTTGGGCACTGATTAATATACGTTTGTAGTAGTCAGTTTGTGCTACAGACTTTTTATAAATACGAACGGTTAAACTTATATGGAACATATCAATCTCCTATAATCTCTTATATAAAGCCAGTATATCCCTATCCATGTCTTCCATTTTTTTAGTAAGTTCTAATATAGACTTTTTTATTTTCTCAATATCTTCAGCGTTCTTTTGCATAATGGTTGTGGCTTCTTTATCTTTTGAGAAATTCACACAATTCCCGTCTGGATTTAGATGGAGTGGATCTGGGCATTCACAAATGAGTTTCCCTTCGCTCCACCCTTCATGGCGGTTGAACTTGTTATGTTTACAACTATCCATGTTACAATAAACGGGTTGTGAGTAGTCACGTGACATTGTTATTCTCCTTTCTTTAATCCAAAGAACTGTTCGGGTTTATGCCCCATTTTTCTTAGTAGGTCTATTGTCTCGCGTGCGTGACGTTCGTTACAGTTAAGAGCATTGGCCACTTTATCAACGAGCTTCGGTTCTGTTCTTTTTGTTACTTTTGCATAATTAATGTATGGTGCCCTTCCAAGTTTTTTAAAACCATAGTTATACATTGCCACTATGGCCCATTTAGGTAAACGCGCCATAAAGCGATTTAATTCAGATACGAACAAAAAAGTTTTCGGATAAAAACTCAAGAATCTATTCAGCATATATGGGTTGCTTATTGTGTCAACCTTTTTAGTAAATACGTCATTCAGCTCGTCAAATAGTTTACCCATAGAACCTCTTAGAAAGTGATATCAGTTTCAAGCAAATTAGCAGTGTCTACCAGGCAAGCAACGAAGTTAATTTCTCGATCGGCTACTGTTCTGTCTCTGTATAAGTATTCAGCAATAGATACGATTATCTCAGGCTGTATATCGTCGGGGCATGTATTTACAAACTTTTCGAATAGTAATCTATATAGCCAAACAAAATCGGTTGATCCAGCTATTATCTGTCTGATCTTCCTGATATCTCCCTTACCAAGAAGCTTAATAATATCACCACCACGATTGAACGCACTCAAAGCATTTTTTATTTTGAACTTTCCTCCTATACTACATGCTTGGAGATTATTCACTATGGTTCGCATATCTGGATAGAAACGCTTGACAATCTTATCCACATCCATTTTATCGTATCGTATCTTCTCCTTGTCTAATATATTTTGTGCCCACCCAATAACCATAACAAGATCCATATTTGTGAATTCCAGCTGAACACATCTGGAAACAATAGGTCTTATCATATGGTCGAAATTATTAGCAGTGAATATAAACCGGCAGTTAGAGTGATAAGTTTCAATAGTGTTTTTTAATGCCATCTGAGCGTCCGCTGTAAGCCCGTCAGCTTCATCGAATAATACTACGTTTAACTTATCACCCTGATGCTTGGATGCGGCGAACTGTTTCACCCTCGTCTTGATAGTGCCAACGCCACGATCACTACTGCTGGCATTGAGGATCAAAGAGGCACCAGCGCAACTATCGATCAGTATCCGTGCAACAGTAGTCTTACCACTGCCGGCAGGGCCATGAAACAATAGATGGGGGATTTCTCGCTGCCGAAGAAAACTTCTCAAGGGTTTTTTAGTTTTTATTGGTAGCACCAATTCCTTGAGATGTTTTGCTCTGTGCTTCTCGTACCAAATAAGGTTTTGCATTATTCTCCTCCGCTGATAGGTGTCAAGGCCCAACTTACCTTATCACTTTCTATCATAATAGGTGCTTCCTGAGCAAAGTAAAGTATAGGTTCATCTTTAATATCTAACACTTGGAATATCTTAGATAAGTGTTCACCGTTGATAAGTAAAGACACATCGTCTTCGGCATCGTCTATTGTTTCGACTTCTGCATCGAATGATAATTCCATTTGATGATCGGTGTCAGCACCGCAGATAAAGCTGATACTTTCGTCAGAATATTTAAGACGGGTATCTGGTGTTGATAACATTCCTATATAGCTTAAGAAGTCTTTTGTGAACGATGCATTTAAAGGAACACTATATTCCATCATACTTTTGATCTTCTTATAAGGGTCCTCGTCGTCTTCATCCATTGATAGTTTAGTACCGATTAAACTGGGATCGGTTAATAAGTAATCCAGTCTACGCTTGCCATCTTTTCGTGATACTTTGAGATGATTAGCATCTGTTTTGATTGGTATGTTCTTATCCTTTGTCAGTGAACTTAGAAATCTGATAAGTAGATCAATATTTCCTAAACCAAATTCATTGTTGATAGATTTAGACATCACTGGTTCAAAGCCCATAATGATAAGACTATTCGTGATATCTACTGCCATCACAGATCCAACTCCTCTGTTCACTTCAAGAAGACAATCTTCGATAACACCACCAAGATGGACGCAGCGTAGAAGTTTTAAGAGGCCATCCTTGATAATAAAGGAATCACTCTTATCTTTGTTTCTACGTTTAATTGCCATGTTACCCTCCATTTTTGACGGATACAAAAAAAAGAGGCAAGGGTAGCTATCCCTTGCCTCTATGGTTAATTATCCACCGTTTAAATCCTCAGCTGAAGACCTGAACGACTATTCGTCGTCATCGTCATCGGCCGCATTGGCCAGGATGAAGGTAACATTCTCGTCGCCACCTGTCATTTTGGCCATAACAGGAACAGCACTTGAGACCTTGCGCATAACTGTTCGCAGTACGAGACCATGAAGAGCACCTGCGTCCTTATCTTTAATTTCGGACGCAACCTCTTGCAGGTCACCAATCGCAGCACCATCACTGCCGGCATCCTTAATAGCCGAGTAGAGAGCACCGGGAAGAGTACCAGACCTCAGGCCTTTTGGAAGTTTTTCACCCTTGTCTTTTTTCTTCTTTTTGGTGGACTTATCCTTTTTGCCTTTCTTTGAGGACTTATCCTTTTTAGTGGGTTTTTCCTTTTTGGCCTTTTTGCCTTTCTTTCCCTTCTTGCTGGGCTTATCTTTCTTTTCAGCCTTTTGGCCTTTCTTGCCCTTTTTGCCTTTTTTGTCGGCTTTTTTCTTGGATGCCTTTTCCTTTTCTTCCATGGCATCCACGATCTCTTCGATCACATCATCGAGGTTGGATTTCTTGACGGGAGTTTCGATCTCATCTTCGAGGTCGTTTTCTTCGATGAAGGCTTTAATTTCTTTGACGGACATCTCGTTAAGTTTATCTTCGAGATCTTCTTCCTCTCCGTCCTCATCGGTGTCCTCATCGGTGTCCTCATCGGTGTCCTCGTCGTCACCGTCCTCAATCTTGGCCAACAGCTCTTCGTAGAAATCGATGATTTCATCATCTACTTCATCGATCTTGCCGTCATCATCGATCTCTTCGATCGCTTGAATAAAGTCCTCTTGTAGTTCTTCCTGTTCAGAATTGAGATCAATCTCTTCTTCTGTCAGGTCCAACTTGTTAAGGGCTTTGGCCATCTTCTTGAGTTCTTTCAAACTTGCCATGATGTGTTCCTCCTATAAAATTGGATTAATAAAGTAAACCTTTTCTTACCACTATTATATCACATTTTATCTTTTTCTTTTACCACCTCCTTTTTCTAAGGATACGTTGAATGTATCCGTTTTTAAATGCCATGCGGCATTTTCCATAAAGGCATCGGCCGTAGCGAATCGTTGTGTAACCATTACCTCTTTAGATAGAGAGAACGGAGCATGCCTATGGAATAGTACCGCTATCCTGGCCAACTGCAAATCATGTTCATTTTTAGTTTGGTTAATTGCTATTCGAACATCCAGATGGCTATCTTTGGTTTTGCTCTCGCTCGTGGACATTTGGTCAAGAGACCGTTGCGTTCTACCAGCTTTATTGGCCTGATCCGCAGTGATTAATAAACAGTCCAATTCACCAGCCAGTCTTGACGCCTTCTTCCATGATCTATCTATATTAATCCGCTCGTCCTTATAGCCTTCTGATGCCAAGATATCTAAATAGTCATATATTAGAATCTCGGGTTTCCACTGCGACTTCTCAATATATCTTAGAATAAAGTCCCTTGTCTCGTCGAACGTCTTGCTGAAACGAGGGAAACACTTTATTCTAAGATTATTCAGGCCGAAGTATTTGTTATCACGTAATGCACGTTTAAAACGCATTTTGTTAAGTACTCTAAATCTATCCCGTGCAAACCATATTGTAGGGACATAACGCTTGGTGCGCGCAGCATTCTTTCTGCCAGCGCGGTCCATACATTGTGTACATACTTTCCACGTCTTACGATGCTGTAAAAAGTAAACAACCTCATTATCTTTCTTGAATAGAGGTTTTTTCCTTTTTAGTTTGCACGTTCCATATTGATTATTTTCACAATCCAGGATTGGAAACACAATACGCCCAGCATTAAATGGCATAGCTGTTTGGCTAATACGCCTCCTTGCCCTGCTTCTTGCAACCCTATTGTTCAACTCAAAATTCATCATAAGTACTTTTCGTTTTTGACGAATAGCTGCTTGATAAGCAATCTCACCGAGGAAATAAGATTTCCCTACCTTTTCTATTCCTGTAACCGCCACAAGCCAAGACTTCTCAAGTGGGCCGATAATTTTACCCAAATCTCCATCAAACCTGTAAACACCACTGATGGCTTGACTATCCCAGTCTTGTTTAACATCTTCCTTGCTAAAAACTTGGATAACACTATCGTCCTCATCTTCTGCTGATATAGGGGAGTATGAGCGATATATTTCCTCTGCCCCATCAGGGTCACCAGCGTCAAGCTTGCTTTGTACCTTTTCCAACTTATCAGATATTTCACGTTCTCGAAGAAAGCTGATTAACACTTCCTTGATAATAAACTGTGGTTCTATGCTGTCGTTCTCAACGTACTCCTCAGCGACCCTATCCAGGGCCGTTTCTATCACTTCTACACTTTCTTCTTGGATGTTTTTACTTTTCCTATCAAAGATTTTTTGGATCGTTGATTTTGGTGCTTTTTGGTAATCAGCATAATATTTAACAAGCCATTGGAAAACTGGCCTGTAATGTGGTGAAAAGTGTTTTGTCTTTAGGATATTACTTTTGTATTTAGCATAGCACGTTGACAAAACAGAGTCCAGCATTATCATGCCACCAAGAAGAATGTACTCGTCGTCAGAGCCTTTATAGGAAGTCATTTCGAGCATTGCTATATCCTAATCTATTATTTTTATATCCGATAAATTCTCATAGAGACCCCACCGAACGAGTTCTTTGGGTAAAGTCTTTTTCCAAAAATGATCCGTTGATAAATACCTTGATAAGTCGTCAGGCTTAAAACCTTTTGGGTATTCGTTAAAAAAGTAATCAATCCTTTGAATTATATCTGTTCGATTGATATGGTTTGCATCGCAAAATTTGATAAGTCGTTCACTTGCGGAAATTAAACAGTTTTGATCTTTAGCTGTTATCTTTATGTTTTCCCAATTAGTATATCGGCGCCAAACCATTTCAAGCGTTCCGGTAATATTGGGATTCCTATCAGGTCTTATGTATGAGAACTTTTTCTGGAGGTGATGTGATCCTTGTAAACACTCTGTCATAAATGATCTTAGTTTTAACTTTTCTATTTTTGGAATTGTAGATTGGATTTCAACAGTCTTTTTATCAAGACGAAAGAATTGTGGAAGTGTAATTTTACTGAGGCCAGGAACCCGTGAATAATACCGCCCGATATACCATCGTTGTTGTAACATATGGTGACAACGATCCATGCTACTTATCACATTTTGAAAACCATGACGATCCACTGCCTGTTTTAATCGCATCATTCCAGATTGTACTACCTTGCTATCGCCAGAACGATGTTGTACAAATGGTCTTCCTAAACTATTCCAATGCTGGAAAGCTGCCTTGGTATAGGAGCTGTAATATTTAGGGACACTTGTTTCACGTTTACGTTTTTGATTATGTTTATCTATGCTTGCTGATAAGTTATCAAATCGTTTTAAAGTCCTACGTGTAATTTTATTTTTAACATCTGCTTTACGTAGTATTCGCCCACTGCCGATGCCTAAGACAGGTGGTATACCTCTTGGTTGCAGAACGTATCGCATAATCCTCCTCCCGAAAAGGTTTTCACACTTTCCAAAATGTCTTTACTAACACCCCTACGGGGTGTTAGATAAAGACAAGTTTTTTGAGGAATAATTTAAATCAAAAAAACCATTCATTCTTAGAGAAGATTATCGGCTGGATGGGAAGTTCCAAAGATGTGTCCGGCCAGGGAAGTATCTTTGCTGAAGCCGATAATCTTCTCTAAAAACAAATGGTTTTCTCGGCCGGAACTTATCAATGAAACGAGTTTCTATTATACACGTTTTAACTTATAACACAAGGAATATTTTTTAACCTGTAATAACAATAAGTTACAATGTAGTAGTTCTACTGGATGGGGAATAACCATGTTTCTGAAATATCTCCAAACCATTGACATTCATGACATACCAGGATATCACTTGTTTCCTCATTCACAAAAGACATATTTGTAGAATGACATTGTGGGCATGTAGCGATATGTGGAACACCACCATGATACTCGAATATTTCATCTGCAGTCATTTCATCACGTGGTTTTAAGGCCACTCGTATAGAATTAGAACCAAAGTTTTTCATCGTCTCCCCTCCTGAAAGTTGATAATGCTTTTTAATTGTTCACCTTGTGTAATAGTCAAAGCACCAGGATCTTCAGCGATCTTTAACTTAACAATATGAACTTCCCCTACAAGAGGCGCCACTTCTCGCGCCAGCCGTCTTATCGCTCTATTCCCTGCTGTATCAGGGTCAAGAAGGATAAAGTATTTATGAATTTTTTTCTTCATAATAAGTTTTATTTGGTTCATTGAATAATTCAACCCCATAAAACTTATCGCACCATCACCAAGCTTCCAGACATCGATAGGGCCTTCAACATGGATAGCATCGCTTCCTTCTTGTAAGTTATCATAGTTATATACAAGATTGTTTGTTGTAATTAAACATTCTTCAGGAGAAGCATCCATGTACTTGGTACCATCCATACCTTCTATAATGCCCCTGCTTGTGAAGCAGACGAGTTTCCCGCTTAGAAAAATAGGGATGATAATACGGAACTTATATTTTCCTATCTTATAGCATGCGCGTAACTGATATTTTCTTATCACCGTACGTGGATTAAAGCCTCTATTCTTTAAATAGTTTTTATGGATTTCAGGAAAATATTTTGTCGCCTCCCGAGGCAGCCATACTCTTCTTCGTGGTGAGGCAGCCACATCGGAAGGAGGGGAGTTATGGCTGACGCCATCCTCGGAAGACGACGGGCGCAGAGCTCTTAGAGTTTTATCGGCATGCGTGTTGCCGACGAGCTCCACTATGAGTTCTCTGAGACTATGTCCTTTGCATTGCCAGCAATGGACGCGAAGGTCCCTCTTCCGTATGCCCAAGTGATTAGAGCGATCTGAACAGAATGGGCATTGAATATTTACCCATCCTTTTGAGACGTTTTTCCCAGATGTCCAGTACGGAATACCTTCATTATCTAATAATTGTATTATATCCATTTTTCCTTAGCATATACTGATAAACGTGCAATGCTATGTTGCGCAAGATATGGATAAGGATCCAGGAAGTCAACTAACTCTATTACCTTTTTCGTGACTGTAGTTCTAAAACCACGACCGATAGCTTGAATAGTTCCCTTATCATCCTTCATTCCATAAGCCAAAATAACTTTATTCAGGGATGGAATATTAACTCCTTCTTTCCATACCCGAGAAGCAATAACGATCTGTTTCTTACCCAGTGCCAATTGGTTCTTAATTTTGACGCGCCTCTCCGAAGGAGTTTCGCCATATACGAAAGGAGCCTTAATACCGTTCTTTTTTAAGAGGTCCTTAAGGATTTTTCCATGGTCCGTATATTCGATAATGATAAGAACAGTTTCGTTCTTTTTAATAGTGCGCCGAACCTCCCTGACAATAAGTCTATTGCGGATTTTGTTATTTGTTATGCAAATATTATAATACTTTTTAAAAGATTTTCCTTTTGAACACTCCGCATCCAATTTATCATCGAATGGTACTGGTAAGATGGTGATTTTTGGTTTCGCCAATATACCTCTCTTAATTCCTTGCGATCTTTTCAGTTCTGCAATAATAGGGCCGAACAACCCTTCATTGACCAGCGCGCCACGTTGTTTATTAGGAGCCGTAGCTGTCATGCCCAAACGTCCTGGTGCTAAGCAGTGTCGTAGAACCGTGCCGTAACGGCTATCCTCTTTATGTACATGATGTGCTTCGTCAACCATAACTATATCAAATTGAGAAATCCTTGTTTCGAGATCTAATTTCTCTACACTTTGAATAGTTGAAGCAACTATTGCAGAATTATGCAAACCACGTGGTGGATCATAACCACCACGAAGTTTGACAAGTCTATTGGCGAAGCCATAAATCTTGGCTTCTTTTGTAAACTGTTCTAATAAGTCCAGAGTATGGCATAGCCACAGGATTCTACATTGTGGCCACATAGAGGCAACTCCAAGTTCTATAATAGTTTTTCCACTACCCGTCGGGAATAGTATCATCCCTCTTTGGTACTTTGCAATCTTACAAAACGCTTTCTTTTGATCTGGACGAAAAGTTATGCCTGGAAGGGCAGGTTGAATAGGTTCAGGCAAGCACTCCAGCGACCCATTAACCTGTAGTGTTTCCTTCGTTTTACCTATGGCCTTTTCGACCCGAGGTAGTAGTCCTGATAAAAAGGTGCCACCAGTGCCTTCTCTGCCAGTGATTAGATGCCTGGTGACAACCTCTTTACCTTTTACACCGAATCGATTGCGCTTCCGCACCACGTCCTCGTAAGAAAGAGATTTTTTGATAAGTTTGCGTGCCTCTTTATTTGCCTTACAATGGACAACATCAAGGATTTTTATAGTTGGTTTACCCATCGTGCTACCTCTTTAATAGTTATGTCAGCAATGAAACGGCTATACCATAACTTTGAGAAGTAATTGCGTATAGCAGTTCGGCTATACTGTTTTCTTTTTGGTGTTTTTAACAGGTCTGCAATTTCTATTGGTGCGTTGAGAATAATAGCTATCATCTCTTTTGCCTCTGCACTCAGCCTGTTATAATTCTCCATTTTGATAAGTAACAATTCTGGAGAAAGATCCGGAGCCGTAAGGATACTATAGTGATTGTCCTCTTCCGGATTGCCTTCGTCGATAGGTAGAAAATCACCATACATAGCATTAAAACCTTTAATGTAGTAATCGGCCACTACCCTCTTCGGCATTTGTCCCTCCTTGTGATGACCCGTTTTTCTTTACGACGTGTTATCTTTCTTGGCTTCTTTCGTCGCGTGATTTGCTTGCGAACAGTGACAAGTTTCTTCCTTCTTTTTATTTTTCTCGGTGGAAGTTTAATTTCGGAATTCTTAACCAAGAATTCCAATTCCTTGTCGAACTGGCGACACCTTGAACAGTTTCTATTATCGCGCTTTCGCGCATATCGCCTTCTATTTAGGCACTGTTCAAAAGTTAAATAGCAACTATAAGTGTCGCACCAGAAAAATCTAACAAGTTGACGACGTAAGCAAGAATCATTATTTGCTACCCATTTTTTGTTCTTTGGACATTTTCTTTTAATGATTGTATTTTTACTGCCCTCTTTAAGATGCCTTACGTCGCCGTGTCGCCAGTGTTCACAATAATAGCAAGTGAATTTTGGTTTCACGTGTGCCTCCTTTCTGTCAGCTGCCTCATCAGTACCGTAGCGCCACCTACGGCAGACGGTGCCGAAGCACCGTTTCGGCTAATCCAGAATGTGCATTTTGTATAAGTCTTGTTCTTCTGGTCCGCCCATTACTATGGTGATAACTTGTCCTTTCTTTCTAACAAGTTTACGGATGGTACTCCGTACACGAGATGTAGCCTTCTTTTTATCAAGATGATGTTTAACCATAACACTTTCGACGATTTCTGTTAAGCTGGAACCGTTTGATTTTTGAAGCTCCTGGACGATAGTCATGGAAGGGCCATCCTTTTTAAAACCGAGCTTGCGTGTTTTCTTTTTCTTCATTTCTTTGCGTTGATCACGGCGAGTTATCTTTTTGTGGTAAACAGTTCGCCTTTTGATTTTTCGCTTTGGTTTTTCTTCAGCCTTGGTTTTACGTCGGCTAATCTTTCTGACTGGCTTGGCTTTCTCTGCGATCTTATCTTTACGAGAAGGATCAAATAGATTCTCTGGAACTGTTTTCCCTATAAAGGAAAAACAGTCTGCCACGCATTGACGCGCCTCTGTTACAAACCCTTCAGGCAACTTTTCACCACGTGCCCAGCGGTTATCCATTCTATTCAACTTAATAATAGAAAGGATGGCAACCTCTTTAGGAATGTTTTCGAATAATATTTTTTCCGATGGTTCGTGATAGACCAACATACTTTCGCCGCGACCTATCACTTTTGGGATTAAATACCAGTCGATTCCTTCCCTGATAACAACGTCTCGGTCTTCGACCTTTTTCCTGCCAGTTGCCCTTTCCGGAGGTTTTTTCTTACTTTTAACCTTTTTCTTTTTAGGTGCTACAGGAACCTTTTTGTCAGGAGTATCCATGATTTTCTTCACGGCCTTTTTGTCTTCCTTGGCTTTCTTTTCTTTCGCCAGCTGGGCCTTCGTTTTTTTCTTTTTCTTTGGAGGCTCCTTCTTTTTTGTTTTGGGTTTTTTGGCAGGTGGCGCTTTCTTTTTGGTTGGTGGTTTTTCCTTGGTTGGTTTGTCTTTGGATGCTTCAGGCACGAGCTCCTTGTATAGACTGTACTTCTGGCATTTCGGGCAATCGATATCTTTTCCTGATAACTTATCATCGTCGAGAACAAGAGTTTCCTTGTTACAACGAGCGTAACCATCATGATGGAAATGAACCCGTTTGCCGTTCATTGCCTTGCCTATCTGCCAGTCGATTGCTGGGGATACTACCCCATTATCATTGGTTGGTTGATTCTGTTCCATGACTATCCTCCTGTCCTGAGTTTTTATAAAAGTGATAAGCACGTTTTCCCGCCATGGCTTGTTTCTTCTGAAAGCATGGATAGCAAACATCAGCCGTTGGCTTCTGTTCAACTATTCGCTGTTTCAACCTTCTTTTACAAGCATGGTTGGAACACTTTACATCACTGAGCACATTGTACTTGTATGCTTTCTTCATAAAACTCCCTCCTTTTTGTGGCTACCATCATCGGCACCATGGCACCACCCATGGTGGACAGGGGCGCACAGACCCCTGTTTCGGCTGTATTAATTATAACTTATTATAGTCTTTTCCCGGTGGCCTTGAGTACTTGTAGATTATCTATTACATTGGCCATGCAGAAGTCACATCGCTTATATCGCAAATTATCATCTTCATCCAGAGTTGATAACAAATTACGATAGAAAGCAATGCACTTGCCATCAGGATCGAGAAGCATCTGGCATCTTGGGCTGCACAGATTATCGCTTGTCCTGATTTTTACATGAATGCGAGTTTCTTCGTCCGGTACTCTTGGCACTTGAACAGTCATGATTAATACCTCCCTATAAATTGCCGGATTAGACTTGTCATTCTATCACACTGGAAGCAAAATGACAAGGAATAAATGGGCTATCATCTTCAGTGCCCTGTTACCCATGCAGAGCAGACGGTGCCGGAGCACCGTTTCGAATTAACAGAAATCATCATAGGAACCAAGCGCAGTCCAGTACATTATACGCTCTCTGCGACCGCTAATCTTTTTGTAAGTCTTTCTTGCTCTATCCTGAGTAAGCCAGTCTATATCAAAACTTTTCCTCATAATGCCTACTCTGAAATAGATGCGATCGTTTTCGACTGGATATCCAGGTACCATAGAAGGAGCGTAATAGTTTGCGCTTCCAATCACTATTGCGCATCCGTTTTCCAGCCATCCAACTTGCTCGATTTCCATTTGCGGATTCATGATAATCCCTCCTTTAATTGTGATTTAGGCTACCTCATCGGTGAATAGTTGCCTACACTATTCAGACGATCGTTGGGAATCAGCCCCAACGACCGTTTCGGCTTGCTGATGATGGATATGGTTTATTTGCGATTAATAACGACTTCTATAAATGCAGCAATATCAGTCGCAATAGCATCCATCTGAGAAGTTAATGCTTTCAGGTCCGTAGCTTTCTTGCCAAGGGCGCGGACCTTTCCACTGTTGATTGTCTTATTGATAGATTCCACTTGCTTTGCGATTTTAGCAGTGGACTTCTCAAAGACATTCAGTTCGGAGCCAAGCATAGCAAGGAGCCTGTCGGGTTGTGCTTTTGGGGACCTTGCTTTTCTTGTTTTGGCTTTTTCCCTGCGAGCTGCGCGTTTGGCCTTGGCCTCTGCGATCTGCTCTGGAGTCCTTTTGGTGCGAGTAGTTTTTCTCTTTTTAGGTGCTACTTTCTTTTTTTCTTTTTTCTTTGCCATGATAAGTTCCTCCTTATGTGGCTACCA